CGCACCGGGCTGGATCGCAGTCCACGGAGACCATACCCCTATCAAGTCACAAGGGGGCTTATCAGCCCTTGAGGCGGCCCGTAGGCACGGGAAAAGCGTCATCTCAGGTCATACTCACAGGGCAGGCAGATCGTCCTTCTCAGAGGCCTCTGGAGGCCGTATAGGGCGTGTTCTGCATGGGGTTGAGGTTGGAAACCTTATGGACTTCAGTAAAGCTTCATACACGAAGGGATCGGCCAACTGGCAACAGGCTTTTGCCATCATGTACGTTGAGGGCAAGAGCGTTCAGGTTGATCTGATCTACATCGAAAAAGACGGCACGTTCGTCGTGGCAGGCAAGCGCTATGGACGACCTAGATAACGAGCTTGATCGGGACATCGATGATCACATTGACACGTCAGAATCGTTACCATTTCGTTATCTTAAATTCCATCTTGACTCTCTATAAACAATCTCGTTATGACATAGATATTGCTTATGAGTAAGTGTTGTTTTAGCCAGGTATTTAACTTCTTTAATGACTAGGTCATTCGCCCTTGCATCTAGCGGCGTAGCCATAGATAGAGATATCCCAATAGCGATGGCTACCCCGCAGGCTTGCCGTGAACGGCCTGCGGTGAGCCCTTGATGGGCTCTAGCCAGAGAGCGTACCATGCGTGTCAAGTTCATTGATAAAAGTCCTGTTCAGAGGCGTGTCGCGTTAGCGATTGTCGGTTGAATAGAATCCTGTGCCCTTGAATGCCACTCCTACACTTGAGTAAACCTTACTCATCGAGCTATGACAGAACGGGCATTCCAGATCATGCGGCTCATGGATTGACATCCACTTCTCGATCCTGGCATTACTTTCACAATGCTCGTTGTCACACTCGAACTCATAAGTGGGCATCGATTGTCACCTTTTCCTGTCCATTATTAAACCAGATCCATGCTGACCAATACATGCAGACTGCACATAATCTCTCAAAGTATCTAACGCAATACCAGCCGTCTACATTGTCATCGTAAGCCGTCTCGAATGTCTTTGTTGCCGGGCTTTTACACTTCTTGCACTTTGTGTCTTGCTTACCCCAGGCTTTATAGGTTGGCATCTGGCACCTGACATGTTCTGCATGTTTCGGTGAACGCCCATGCGCCACACATCTTGCATCTCATAGGCTCTAGTTTAGCAAGATCATCGCTGAAATCGCCGTAACCTGCCTTAAGCAATAGACCGACCAGATCACCAAGACGCATAAAGGCCAGATAGTCCTGGGGACTACCTTCTCCCTGTCCATTAAGACGACAAGTAACGATAGGCAACCCACCAGTTTTAGCTGCCCTCTTTGTGACCTGATCGATCCATGCTTTTGGCTGGAACGCCGATCTAGCTTTAACTTCCATGTCGAACGGGACATGTGTTATATCTTTTCCAGCCCCTCTACCGATATCTGCATGTGGCCACCACTCCGATAGGTAACGGGCGACCACACGCTCGGTCGAGAATCCTCGGTATTTACGGCTTTGTGAGGCCATTGACAGCGTGACACTTAGCGCATGACCAGCTCTTATTGGTCAGATTGACCTTGATGTCTTTGTAAGGAATTGCGTCATTACATAAGCAGCATCTAGTCGTAAAGGTAAACTCCTCAAGGATTGCTATGACTTCCTTTGATCGATGAATCTCATCCTCGGTTGGGAATGATTCCCACTCACCATCTTGATTTAAGAACTGTAAACGTCCCATTATGCTCTCGCCTTCTGTCGTTGCCATGATCCATCTTTGGCAATTTCATACCAGATCACATCATTCGGTGATGGGCATCGAGTAAGTTCACCAGTTACTGCATAAGGACACTTAAAGTGACCCCATGGCTTACCAGCCTTAGTCGTTCCCGTCTTCCAGATCATGTCGCCATGTTGGCATCGGGGGATGTCCTTCTCTGTCTGGCCGCCAATGATTTCTTTCACCGTCGACACGGCTTCCTCCATTGTGGGCGGCATACTCGCTGGCTTGATAGTCCATGGATCGTCCTCCTTTACTACTGGAACATAAGTGCCTGAAGTCTCAGACATCTTAGCCTTTACTTCATCGATCGTAGCCTTTACTTCTTGCGACTTAGCGACTTTGCCCATTTCCTCTCGTGACGCTCGCTTTCCCTTTGTTGCATATCCTGCGTTAGCAAGCGCTCGACCGATAGCACTAGTCTCACAATTCTCCAGCGCGCTTGTCGCATTGACGCCGCGTCCCTGAATAGTCTCTTCTGCCAGCCCTGTAGTCCAAGGCCGAACATCTGCCTCTGTGCGATATATAGAAGCCTCAACAATAAAACGGCCAGAGCTTGAATCAAGCAACTTCGTGTGAATTTGTCCATCTGGGTGATCCTTCCAAAACTTAATTAGTCGTTCTTCTACTGTTTCATAATCTTCAAGATTAAACATATTGCTCGTCCTTTTCTGTTATCAGTTCACAAGCTAGTGCAAGGTAAGCACATGCGTCGATATAGGAGTCAATGTGATCTGCTGTTTCTTGTAGTCTGGCAAGTTTAACTTCGACCATCGCCAGACATGCTTGATGGTCTGAGATTGGAGTTTCGAGCATTTGCTGGAGTCGTAATGCGATTCGAGTCTGATTGATACGAGGATGACCATATATTCGTCCTCGGTCTCCAATGATGTCAGTAGCTGATAATAGGACTTCACTTGCTTTCACACTCGCACCCTTTCTTTTGATGCGTAGTAATCCCGGACTGCTTTACGTCCTTTGATGTAACCCACGCGGATGCCGACGATACGGCCTAGATGAAAATATAGTCCAGATAAGACAATCATGACAATCATGTCACCGAATGATGGATCGAACATTTTGGAGCCTTTCTATCAACGCCCTTCGTTGATGGCTCTACTGTCTCACGCCCTAAGGGGGAATTTTAGGAATTTAAGATAACGAAATGGTAACGATTCTGACGTGTCGATGTGATCATCGATGTCCCGATCAAGCTCGTTATCTAGGTCGTCCATAGCGCTTGCCTGATACGACGAACGTGCCGTCCTTCTCGATGTAGATCAGATCAACTTGGACGTTCTTGCCCTCGACGTACATGATGGCAAAGGCTTGCTGCCAGTTAGCCGATCCTTTTGTATAAGACGCCTTGCTAAAGTCCATAAGGTTTCCTACTTCTATGCCATGCAGAACACGCCCTATACGGCCTCCAGAGGCCTCTGAGAAGGACGATCTGCCTGCTCTGTGAGTATGTCCTGAGATCACGCTCTTGCCGTGCCTACGGGCTGCTTCTAGGGCTGATAGACCGCCTTGAGACTTGATGGGCGTGTGATCGCCGTGGACTGCTATCCAGCCCGGCGCGATGTTGTAAGGCTTGCGATGAAAGGTAATCCCTAATTCATCCAGGCGCATAAACTTCTCAAAGCGCAGCTCTGGTAATGACAAGAATGAAGGAATCTTGCGCATGATTTGTGTGTACAGGCGATCCGTGTGATTGGATCGAATCATCTGTGTTACCTGGAGATCGTAAAGTACCTGAATAGCCTCCTCGCGATCATCTCCAAGAGTCTGTTCGTATGCTTCTGGCGTTCCTTCTGACCATTTGCTGATTGTGTTGAAATCAATTTCGTCACCTATTGTCACTACTTCATGCGGCTTAAACTTGCTGATAAAACTGGCTAGATTTTTGACTGCGTGTCGATCGTGGAACGGAACCTGTAGGTCGCTCACTATGACTATTCGCTTCATTTAATCCTCGTCGTCATCCTCATAGGGTAGGCGATCCACTCGGTCGGGGATCGATGGCATAAGCCAATCGGGATACGCTTCACGATCTGTAATGATCGCCAGACATAGATCAACGGCAAAGCCTGCGCGTCTAAGACTCTTATAGAACTCATGCATGCAGATTGCGTATTGATCAAGCTGTGAGTAAGTATCGAGATCGATGACTTTCTTCTTTGCCATGGATTTAGTGTGACTTACCTAGTAATTCGATAATAGTATCGACACGCGCTTCTAGTCGATTTACTTGATCTTTGATCGACGAGCCGCCGTTAGGCTTGAGTTCATTGAGGTAATACTTAATCAAGAATTGTAGATAACCAGCAACTCCGCCAAGGACTGTAACTATTCCTACGGCGATTGCCGCAATATCTACCGCGTCCATTACTTCTTCTCGACTGTATCTACCGCAGCTTCAATGGCATCCACGACGATATCTGCAACGGCCTTCTTAGCACGGTAAGACTTGATCGCAGTACGGATGACCGGGATCGCTATAAGTCCAAGAGTTGCATAGATAATTGCTTCCATTATTTTCCACCTATCATCGGGATATTGAACCAACTAGAGTCTTCATCGCCCTTGATAGTAAAGCTGACATGCGCATGGTGATTATGCTTATTGATCCCATCATAAGGACGCCAAGCCCAAGCCTTTTTAGATGATGCGATCTTTCCGTCAAAGATGATGTAAGAGATTCTCTTATCGCCAGACTTTGCAAGGAGTCGAATTTGATCGACCAGGTCAGGCATGACATCGGGCTTCCTGCCTTTGCCTGCAAGGTCGCGGTCAACATCGATGGCGCGTACCCATCCTTGTGCATCTGGATTATGATCAGACTTGCGCGCAGCGTGTCTTGTATCGCCGATCCAGCCGTCCGAAGTTCGATCTCTACCTGGGAATGCATCATCGATCTGTTCTCTAAGCTGGATCGCGGAGCGACTTAAACGCGGCTTCACAGGTCTCACACTCCCATCGTTTTAGATCGTTCAATAACAATTCTTCATGTCCACATTCAGGCATGGGTGCTATGAATGCATCATCAATCGGATCATAGGTATAACCGATACCAGCATAGTTATAACGGATAGTCCCGTTAAATGAAGTGCGCTTGACTGTGTATGGCGTGCCTTGCGCATAATAAATTTCTGGATCAAGACCATCAATGAGTTCATTCTCATCTTTGCCAACGATTACTGTTACCACAGTATTGGAATCATCTAAATATGCGTAATGTGCCATTATGCAAAACTCACTGTGTCTGAAACGCCTGCTGCCGTAATAGTTGAGACCTTGAATCCACCGCTAGGGGCTGGTGTTGAATGTGTTACCCCACCAGAAAATGTTGCAGTAAGAGTATCGGCATATTTTAGAATAATGATTCCTGAACCTCCATTGCCACCGTTACGAGTAGGTACGCCTGAAACTGAATATCCACCACCGCCGCCTCCAGCACCGCGATTAGTTGTTCCAGCTACAGGAGCCGTTGGAGTTCCGACCACAATACTTCCTGCACCGCCACCACCAGAACCACCAGTACCTCTGTTTTGCTGATAAGAAGCACCACCGCCACCACCTGCGTAGGTTACAGACGAACCGCTAATTGACGTTGCAACTCCAGCGCCACCTGTACCGCCAGTCGTACCAGATCCATTGCCACCGACTGCTCCTGCACCACCACCGCCTGCTGATTGAATAGAAGCATCGTTGGTGTATGCATTACCGGTACCACCTGCAAAACCTTGATTAGTTGTTCTTGCGCCACCTGTGCCTGAGTTGAAAGCACCGCCACCACCAGAACCACCGTTCAATCCAGTTCTGTTAGTGCCTCCACCGCCACCTCCGCCGCCAGTTGATGTGATGGTAGCAAAAACAGAATTACCGCCAGAACCGCCATCTGCTCCAGAAGTAGCACTTGAAGCGCCTGCTGCGCCGATTGTTAAAGTATAGGCAGTATTCTTAAATAAACTGATCGCTGTTTCGAGGGATCCACCGCCGCCAGTTGCGGTTACTGTTGAACGAAGTCCACCTGCACCGCCACCTCCGCCGACACCACCGCCAGCATCTGAACCACCTGCACCGCCACCTGCGACAACTAGATAATCGACAGATACTGATGGGACAATGGGAACCCCAAAAATACTCGCAATGTTGTTAAGCATTACGCAATAGCCCCAAGAACTGCCCAGACATTTGCGGCCACTTTAATGCAGACCGCAGAGCCAAAACTAGAAAGAGTTGGAGAAGCTGCTACCGCGCCTCGACTTTGGACTGTTGTAGTACCGGGTGTAACTGCTTTGATTGTAACTAAGCCTGCACCCTCATTGTAAACAGTAATCGCTGTGCCCACTGGGAATGCTACGGACGCATCTGTAGGAATTAAGACATCCCTAGCCGAGCCACTATTAACTACAATCAATTCCTGATATTGATCGTTCAATACAAAGGTGTAATTGGCAGTTTTATCTGCCCCAATAGTGAAGGCTACGAGGCCGTTATAGTCTGCCGCCGTAAAGATATCACCCGTTGCTGCTGGAAAGCCTACTGCCATGATTTTCTCCTAGTATCCCATTATGGATTGTCCGATTATACCGTAAGTCGATGATCCGATAATGAATCCCTCGACTATAGGTTCAAGTGTTGTAACTGTGCATTTCATACTGTTAGGGGTTATATCCCATGCCAAGCCCTGAACTTGCAAAGTCTTGACAATTGTCGAGCCATCTGGCTGGACGTTAGTGATCTTTACATTATCAAAATAATCTAGACCGATCATTGTGTCAGTCGGTACATCTGTATCGAGTAGATCGACAGTCATGGCATCGATGCGGATAGTTGTCTCAGCTCTTGTCGCTACATAAATCTTTGCAATATCGAGTACTTGAGCATCGGTCTGCGGAATCATGTCTGTGACTGTTGTGCCGTGAGGGAAATACTTAGCCGATGAGGTTGCATCCGTAGCGACCTGAGCCGTGCCACCAATACGGGTCATGCTGGCTTGATTTATGATGAGCTTGTCATCGAAGGCGTAGCGAAGGTCTGAGTAAGGAATGCCAGTTGTCTGGTTGAACTCGATAGGCGCATCGGCCAAAGAACCGACGACGTCGTTGCGATCCTTGAACTCAGCCGTTCCATCTGTACGGATAAAGAATGCGCCCTGCTCTGCAAACTCTGCTGCCTTGAGAGCTGCAAGGGATGATCGAGATGTCCCCGGGTCTGCCTGGACTGTAGTTGATCCCGTGTCAGTAATTCTCATCGATGTAGGGAATGAGACTTGATCTAGAATTTTTGTGATGCGTGTTCCAGTTGTCTGGCCTGCAGTTGCATCCGTTACTGTCGAAACGTTAGCCATCTGGAATAGTCGGAATGCATCTGAACAGACGATATCGACGTAACCAATCTCCTGGCCTGTTGGATAGTAATACTTGTATGAATCAACATAGCCTGAGAATAAGAATTGCTGAGATGTGGCAGTAGTAGCTGCTACGCGAATCTTGCGAAGTGGAGTCAAATAACCAAAATAGGGGCTAGATGTATTCTGAGGGTTGAAATAAGAATTAGGGTCTAAGACTCGAACTGTGCAGTTGCCAGCTTCATAAGTATCACGCATGATATTACGGCCACGAGAAATCTTGATTGATCTAGTGACATCACTTAGATCAACTACTGGATCGGGAACTTCTGTTGAAGCGAACTGAGATACTCCGATAACGCCATACTTGGCATCGCCCACGGTAAACGGATAGCCGAAAGTAGCGCCCTGGCTAAAGTCGAACGATACCGAAATAGTGGCAGGAAGACTCATAGTGCTATAGCGCCCTTAGCGCCGAAGCGGTTGGTCTGAGCGAACGTGCCAGATAGTGAGTCATTGACTTGCTTCTGAGTGATTGCTCCAGTCACGACATCGCCATCGAGGTAAACCTCAACATTGACTGCCGCTTGGTTAGCGCTCTGAAATGAATTGACTGCTGCCATCAATTCCATCTGAGCATCTGAGAACGTCGATGATGGAGCCACCGGGGCGGTCTGCAACTGTGCTACGGATACGCCCAAAGATGACGCCGTGTAGTTTAGAAGTTCACTTGGTAGTGTCCAGTTGCGGTAAGGATTTGGCGCTTCTGGGGTTGTCATTAGTGACTGGCGAAGTTCGTTCTGTCGCTTGACGGCTGCATCTAATTGATCAGATAAAGACGTGGCGAGATTGGCGTTTCCTTCTAGGATCGACTTTTGTAGCAATAAAGATAGGCGATCAGTTTCGCTGATCTGACCCTTAAGAGCAGCCTCTAGGCTGATAGCCTCTAAATTAAGCGTCTTTGATGCCTTCTGTAAGGCTAAAGATTTCTTGTTAGTATCAAGGGTTTTCCTTTGTAGCGCTGCTAGCTCACGAGCGCGCTTTGCTGCTGCCGCTTCTGCTGACTTACGGGCTGCAACTTGTGCTGATGTCTCATAGATACCCATTGGCTGAGAGCCTAGGTAACCTGTCGATGGCGCATTACGTCTAAACTTTGCTGCCTTTTCTGCTGCATCGATGGCGGCTAGAGCATTCTTCTCATAGTCATCGAAGGGGTTGAAACTAGCCAGGATGGCGCGATCGCTTGTAAGGACGTATAACTTACGGAATCCGAATACTACTGCTGAGACTGTATCTGCAATCTTGGTGGCTAAGGTATCGATCTGGTTTACGAATTGTGTTGTGTCGCCTGCGGCGAATACCGATACGAGCGAATCGACTAGCGCTCCACCAATCTTCTCGCTTGCCTCACCTGCTGCGGTTGTAATGAGTTGCAACTTGCCTGCGTAGGTAGTTAAGAATTCTGCATTAGCGCCAGAGAATTGCTTATTAAGTCGCTCTTGAACATCTGCGAACTTCATCGTCTTTAGTTCGGCTTGAGATAGTCCTAGCGAATACTTGCGAAGTCCACGAGTCTGACCAACGTAAGCCAGGCTAAGATCATTGACAACTGTCTCGTAATCGACGCCAGACCCGGCGGCGATGTCGGTCGCTTGAGTAAGTAATTCCTGAGCTTTAGCAACTGAGCCAGTAGTCTGCAATAGGCGTTGCATTGCTGGACGTAGTTGATCGTCAGTAACGCCAGACATCTTTGATAGGTCAGAGATATAACGCTCGATGCGTGGAGTCTCAAATTCTAATCCGAGATTCTTAACTGCTAAGGCTAAACGATTGGCAGCCTTCTCATCCTCAATAAATGCCTTGGATGCATTCTTAGCAAACTTGAGAAGTTGCTGAGTTCCAAATACTGCTGCAAGGCTTGCGCCTAGTCGCTTTACTCCCTTATCGAGGGCGCTGACGCTCTTGCTCGTGTCGCCGAGTGCCTTCTTACCTTTATTTTCGACGACAATCGGAATCCGTAACTCAGCCATTGTTATTGCCTTTCGCGTTAAACTTTGCGGCGGCCTTTTCTAGGGCTCGGATTACTCCGACCTTGGCCTTGCCTTGATCCTGATCGTAAGCCTTAAACATCGCACGGCCTTGCATCTTGTTACGGCCTGCGAATGAACCTTGGAATCTTGGTGAAAAGTTGCCAGTCATTCCAGACTTGCGTCCTGCGGTCTCAACGATCGCACCTGCTGCAGTCTTATTGTGGATCGATACGGATTGAACCCATCCCTGGCGATTAGGCTTGGTAGGTGTGAGCTTGTATCCAATTCCTCGACGAGCCTCAGCCGCATCGTACATTGGAAACTTGGCAGTCTTCACTTCATGTTTTACGAATCCAGATGGAGCCTCTGAATTAGATGGCAGAAATCCTCTAGCCTTCTTTACAACTGGCTTAAGGAATCCGACCATCTCATCGCGAGTCTCTTTGTCCAGATCAGGCGAGAATTGCTTAAGAGCCTTGCGAAGCGCACTAGCGCCTTTTAGCTCTGTAGGCATCTGCCTGCTCCTTTGCTCTATCCTTCAGCGCCTTGAGTAGCATCTGAAGCATCGATGAATCTAAATCGATTAAAGATTGTGGAGGGATAGCCGTCTCAATGCTCAAGCGAGCAATGAGATAGTGGATGCTATCCCTGCCTAGGCCAAAGGGTCAGACTCAGCAACCTCTACACTCTTGAGAGTTTCGAGAAAGTCTGCCCCGAATGGCTTGACTGTGACTCCACTTAGTCGAAGGCCTTCCCATGCAAGCCAATAGACATCTGATTGCTTTTCATCATCGCGGAACGCTTTGTGAAATCCCTTTTTAGCATATAGCTCGAACGCGTACTCTAATCGAGGAGTGATCTCGATCTCGGTGACTGTGTTGTCTGCCATCGTGACTATTAACTTTGCCATGCTATGCCCCTTTGTTTAGTTTCTTAGAATGTGCCTGTTGTGGCAACTGCAACTGTACCAGAGACGTTAAATGTAAGGCTCTGAGATCCGATATCGCCGACCGCGCCGTTGATATCTGTTGTGCCGTTGATCAAGCAAGTCATTGTGTAGAGAGGGTTAGTCGCAGAAACTGCGGTTCCCTTTGTCTGTAAAAGAACTACTGTGACGTTGGTTCCCCAAGCAGCCTGGAGTGTTGGAAGAACTGTTGCAGTAGCAGTGTCGTTGAGGAAGTCGATTGTGACAGATGACGCCTCAAGGCCTTTAACGAACTTGTGTCCGCCGTCGCCCATTGCAGTTACTTCGAGCTCATCGAATGATCGGTTAAGTGTTACTGATGTGACATAAGCAGATAGATCGACAGAGTTGATCTTCACGCCGACGTTGTTGTTTAGAAATACAGCCATGAGATTATTCCTCGTCTTTCTTAGTAGTTACTGGCTTAGGTGTTGATGGTGCTACCTGCCCGATCTTGATCAGGAAGGCCTCTTGCTCTTTTTCCCACTCGGACATTTTAGCTCCAACTCGTTAGGACTGAGATATTGATATTACATGTTAATAAATCACCAGATGCGGCACTCAGTACGGCTGGGGCCGATACTTCCGTGACGTTATAGGTGTAGGTCGATGCAGCGAGCAGGTTGAAAACCCGGACGATGTTATCTTCCATCCCGTTAAGGTTGCCTTCATTATCGAGCAAAGGAACCATGACGGAAATTACGAAATTGGCCATTGGT